TCTAATACTTTATATACGTGATTTGCTGAAGACAATACATAGAACGTTGCGTCAAAAAGATTTGTTGCACCACTATTTGCAGTTTGTGTGGTTGTTGTGTCTGTTACACGATTACCATAATCGTGTCTGTAATAATCGTAAGTTGTACCTGTTGCCCAGTTTCTTCTTGGTATTACAAATGAAACGCTTGAAGATGTAACTTTTTTCGCAGCAATCATATCATCAAACACATAAAATTCTTCCTGTATTGAGTCTACTGGTGTTAATGGTGAAGCGTCAGAACCTTGATTGTCTGTTCTGGAGTCTCCTCGTGTTTGTGTTGCAAAGGCCTGTGGTCTACCTATCGCAAGATAATATACGTTTGGTGTTGCCTCAGAAAATGATTCAGAAAATTGTTCAGAATTGTGTATTCTAAACTTGTTTGTGATAATTGCTGGCATAGTCTCCTTAATTTCTAGTTATATTTATACACAATGTCATTAGGTTATTGTAATTTGAGTTGGAAAAGCAATGTACGTTTTTAGATTGGCCGTAGCTATATCGCCAAATTGAACTATCTCTCCATCAACGTCAGTATCCTTTGTTCCAATAACTCTATGTTCTGCCCAATCCTGTAGTAACATTGGTGATATATAAATTGTAGATGCACTACTATCTGAAGGGCCTCCAACGTTTGAGTTTTGTGCAAAACCACTTCCACTATATAAAGTAAGTCCAAATCTATTAATATTGTTCATACGTGGACCGGCAACTGCGAAACCAAATATAAAATCTTCACTTCTAACAGTTACCTTTGGTTTAGATTGAGCCAAGATTGTGTAAGCTCTTTTTAAAGTTACGTCACGTGTATTTGGCGTAAATACGTCAGTGGTACTTGTATCAAATAAAGGATCTACACCAAGAGATGGATTTGCATTTAATGATGTACCATCATCTGTTGTTCCCAATCTTCTTCCAAAGATAGTTGTAAATAATGTATTGACAATACCAGCGATAGGTGTGTAATCTACACCAGTGTTTACGCCTGTAATGCTTCTTATCTGTAAATCAAGTGTTGATTTAATGCTGACTTCACCCGCAAAGTAAAAACCTCCAGTGTGCATAGTCTTTTTAAAACTATCTCTCCACTCATTAATCGATCGACCAACTTTTATAATATATGAAAAGTCCTGATACACAAGACTATCTTGTATCTTCATTGTGTCTTCTGAAATGTGACCATCTTCATTTATAAATGTTCCTGCAGTATCAAGTGTTGATACAACTGTAGTAGTCGCAGTCGCTTGATCAAACTTTTTAATTGTTGCAGTTGCTCCAGATGTAGAACCTGTAATTGTAACATCTGTATCAAATGTTCCAGTTGCTTCAGAAAGTATTAATAGACCTCTTGCAGAGTTAAAAGATTCAACTATTGCAGATATTGTAGTAGAACCATCCACACCAAGCGCTGTAACTGTTTCATCTTCGTCAAATGTACCAATCACATCTATAACAATCATATTTGTAGGTAAACTTAATGTAGGAGGTGTTGGAGAAGTTTGATGTCCTTTTCCAGGTTCTACAATTTTTAATGATTGCACACGACCTATACTTGAACCATAAACTTTTACATTTGCTCCAGTTCCTGTGTTACTTGTAACTACAACCGTTGGAAGTGATGTGTAATTAAATCCTGAACTTACAACACGTATATCTGTAATATCTCCTGTGCCTGTAGCAGTTTCTTGTATAATTTTATTTCCAGTATAGGGATCGCCTCTTACAGTTTCATCTTCTAATACAATATGATCATCAATTGTACTTGTACTTTCTTCTTGTGTAAACCCTCCATTTACAACAGATACTTTTGCGGACGCACCACCTCCACCGGTTCCGGTGTTTGTAAAAGTTAAACTATCGCCAATGACATAGTTTGATCCAGAGTCATCAATAAAAAATTCTGTAATACCACCACGACCCACAACGTCAACTTGTATGTTTTCACCCTCTCCACCGCCAGTAACAGTAACTGTATCTGATGAAGTATATAAACTTCCTGCGTTTGTAATTGTAGGAATGTCTGGTAATCCAGTAACGGTTGCTTTTATAAACGAGTCACTTGCGTCTGTTTCTGTTCCACGTATTTCCTCACCAACTGTAAATGTTCCTTCAATTGTATCTTCATTTAATATAAACTCTGTAACTTCATCGGAACCTATTTGAAATTTAAATACGTTTTCAATAACTGCTGTAGCGTCTGAGGATTGACCTTCTATTTCTCTTCCAACTAAATCAGATGTGTCACCTACCGTACCAATTGCTCTTAAAATTTTACTTGTACTAAACTTACCATCAGATACTCTTAATACTTGCTCTCTTGGGTAAATTGTTTCAGACTCTTCACCAAACAATAATCTAAAAAATACTTGATGACCTGTACTTGTACCTTTTACTCTATACAATGATTTTACATTTTTTAAAAGTGTTCTTTTATTTACATCAGTATCTAAATTTTCTGGTATTGTATTTAAAAATTCATTTCTAAACTTTGTTAAAAAGTTTGATATAACTTTATCAGGGTCTTTAAAATCTAATAACTCTTGTATGTTTGTAACAGGATTTGGTTTGTAATTATTAATTACACCACTTGCGTTTGATGTTCCACCAGTAACAGTCTCACCAATAATAAACTTATTTTGTGATGTTATAAAGATACGATTGTTTGTAAGGTCTTCTGAAAGTATCGTTGCGGTTGCACCAGAGGTCTGGCCTGTAATTAATTCACCATTTGTAAACTTACCAAATGATGAGTCTTCATAAATGATCTTATCATTTTCATCAATTGGTATTGTATCTGAACCAATACGTGTACCGTCTAATACTAAAAAGTTTTCCTGATTTGTTTCTGTCTCTAAAAGTATACCGTTTGTGGTCTGTATACTTGTAAATGATAATTCGGCGGACTCCATAAACGTATAGTACGCCTTTAAAAATTGTACAAACTTTGGGTGATCGTCTAAAACAAAATCAGGAACCTGAGAGTTGATTAGATGTGTAATTCTATCAAAAAACTTTGCCATATTTTTTAGTTACTTGATGATGTCGTGTAACCCACTCCGGCGTCTGCTGAACCGCCTAAGAAAGTATCTGCAGTGACATTGATTGTTGAATTTGCAACATCAATCTCTAAAATTTGATTTCTTACAGGAACAATATCATTTGAGTTTGATTTAACTGTTAATTCAATTACATCAGATGCCTCTCCTCTTATATTTGATATTGTAGAAATGTTTAAAGAATTTAATTGTATTTCACCTGTATCATAATCAATTGTTCCTTGCGTATTGTTTGCATATGTTCTTGTTCCGCTAACTAAACGATAACGTCTTACGTTTCCTGCGCCGTCGTCATCAAGGAAAAATTCATTTGTTGTATCACCTGAAACTTTAAATCCTGAAGATTCTAATATTCCACCCTGCGATGCATTATAGCCTGATACTGGATTATATAAAGCGTTTCTGAAATAAATGTTATATCGTGTAGAACTATTTAATGTAGGAGTAAATGTTTTTCGTATCTTTAATGTTGTAATGTTTGATACAATACTTGTGTCAGTATCATCAATTAAAGCAATTATTTTTGAATATCTAAACACACTATCAAAACGTGAAAGTGTTGAGTCATTAAAGTCTATAAGTGTACTTGAAATATCTGACTCTAGTGTAGATGCAGTCTTTGTTGTAAGTCTATCATCATACTTTGCGTTTATGGTAAGTAGTATTGAAGTTGTTTCAGGATCTACAATCTCTGGTCTTACTGAAGCAACGTTATATTTTTGTAACTGTGTCTTTATACTTTCTTTTGTTACAGTTGTAAGTGTTGAACCACTTGCGGCCTTTATGGATATTTTTACTACACCATATACAGGGTCTTCTTCATCTTCTCCACCCCACGCAGAAACATACTGTGCATTTGGATATAAAGATTTTACAAGTGTCTCGTAATCTGAAGTTGTAACCGCACGATTTTGTGATGAGTATGATAATGGTGCATTAAATCGTACTGACTCTTTTGTTTCTGCAGATACACCACCCTGTGCGTTTGAAACTGTTGTAACAGTAATATCAGAAAATCCATCAATGGTAGTTGCAGAAGTAAATGTACTTGCGCCGTTTGCCGCATCTACGTTTGTAACAATGTATTCTAATATAACAATATTTCCATCAACTAATTCTGTACCAATTACACCGTCACCAAAATAAACTTCAAATTTTCCATCTTCAACCTCTTGTAAAAAATATGCCTTTGTTGTAGAACTTATGTCTGCAAGTGTTGTTGCCTTTGTAAATGTGTTTGTGGTTGTGTTTGTAGAACTTGTTTGTACTTTTACAACAAGTGTTGATGTGTCGGCCAATGAACTTGGAATTATAAATCGTTGATCAGGGTCGTCAGTATCTACAGTATATCTAAATGACACTGCTGTACCTTCATAGATTTCAACGTCTTCAAAAATATAAACACCGTCAGTTGGTGTTGTAACAATTTCTTCGTTTGTAATAAATTGAAAAGATGTTCCATTGACAGAAGTTGTAAATACTGTTCCTTTTGTCATTGTAACAGACGCACCAGTTGCGTCATTAATTTCTACATCTATTGTTGCCGTTGGTGCACGTACAGAGGTTGGTGTATAACCAAGTGCCTTTGCAAGTGATATAATATTTTTTCGT